AAAGCAAAACAATCAGACTACCACATCAGATTTTCCATGCAATTTTAACTTTGCCGTGTCCAACATGAATAGATTCAATCAGGGTATCTACCACGGTTAATTTATCGTCGATAGATATATCGTTCCATTTGCTCATGTAATCGCTGATGACGCCGATGTTTTGTCTGTCATACATTTCGGCTGACATTTGAGCGATTTTTTCTTTTACCGTTTTCTTTTCTTCGTCGAGTGCATCAATGCGCTCATTGATATATTCCATTGTCGCTGTGCTTGCAGATACGATTTTGTCTATAAGCGTGGCGATTTCTTTTTCGATTTCTTCTGCACGGATTTTCAGCTTGGTAAGCTCAATGGGGTCTCCGTGCTTTTCCTTGTAAGAAAGCTTGTTGAACTCTTTAAGTTTGCGGGACATTTCATCAAAGACAATGTCCTCGATTCCGCTGGCCTGTATTGCGCCTACGCCGTCGCAGGATGCGGAAACATACTTGCTGTTGCAGATGTAGTACCTTGCGTCTGCACTGCGTTTACGGGGATAGGATTTCAGGGAGAGGGCGTGCCCACAATCAATGCACTTGATTTTACCGGCAAGCCATGTGTTCTTTGCTTTCACAGGCTTAGCTATCTGGCGCACATTCAGGCACTTGCGCCTGCACCGAATCCATGTATCAGCATCGATGCATCCTGCGTGCGGAGCAAGAACGAGGACATGACCGTCAAGAGAAATGCTCTTGCGTTTGGCCGCTTTGTTCCCTGTGTACAGATAAGCTCCATTTGTTCCAATGAACTGAGAGATGTCGTTGATGATTTCGGTTCCTTGCCCGTGGAAGAATTCATAAATCGAAGCGTCTGCTTTAGCGTACACAGGATTTGTAATAATATCTCGGATGCGCATACGGCTGAAGTTCTTACCGTTAGGATTTTTAATTCCATTCTGGCTGAGGTAGCGCACCACATCGGCAAAGGAAACCTGCGGCATAGCATACAGAGAAAAGATAAGCTGCACGACCTGTATCTGCTCTGGAATGGGTTTATACATACAGGTTTTGATGCCCTCCATAACGGTGTTTTCCAGTTCAAACCCATAAGGGACTCTGCCGCCCATGTAGAAGCCTTTTCTACTGCGTGAGCGGTATGCATCCATGACACGCTGTTGAATCGTTTCGCGCTCAAGCTGGGCGAATACCATGACTATCATCAGCATTGCTTTGCCAATAGGTGTTGAGGTGTCAAATCGTTCTGTAATAGACACGAACTCAACGCCGTACTTCTGCAGCTCACTGATAACATTTGCAAAGTCAAGAACGGAACGGCTGATTCGGTCAAGGCGGTACACAATAATTCGCCTTGCGCCGCCAGCACGAACGGCGGCCATCATATCTTGAAAGTCAGGACGCTCTGTATTTTTACCGCTGTACCCTTTATCTCGAAATACTCTGTGCGGATTATTCCCTACCTCCCGCAGGCACAACTCGATTTGGCTTTCAATAGAGATGCTGTCTTCTTTATCAACAGACTGTCTTGCGTAAATAAAATCTTCCATCGGTATCCTCCGTCTTATTTCTTTTTCGGTGTGTATTTGCTAAAGACGGTGTACAGGGTTTTTTCAATTTCATTTTTCTGTTCCTGTCGGTCGTCTTTATGTATAACTGGCGTGAGGTTGATGATGGTATAAATATCGCCGTCATATACGGCGTTGACTTTTTCTTCGGTATATTTTTTTGCAGCTATCCTTGACTTCGTTGAGCACCTCAAAGATTTTGCTTGCGAAAGCAACGCCCTCATCGGTATAGCTGATATAACCAAACTCATCTGTCTTGGTATAGCCGAAAGCTTCGATTACCTCATACAAGCCGAGGATACCCATCGTACAATACTGCTTGTCCATCTCCACTGCGCCCTCCTGATAATTGGGCAGCAGACCCTTTTCGATGTTCCGGCGGATAATATGCCGCACGGTATCAAGGGTTTTACAGCACAGAAGCGCACGCTTTTTAAGAAGAGCCAGATACTTTTTCTCATCACATTCTGTCTCCAGTGCAATTCGCATCAGGTTGATGGTATTGACCTTGACTGAGCCGATGGAAAGCGCCGTGCCGCCGATGGAGTTGATAAAAGCATTAAGCTTTGAGGTATCGGACAGCAAACGGCAACAGTTGGAAAGCGTATTTACATCACCACTGATGAAAAAGTTACTGTCATTCCATGTGGTATTGTGGTCGCTGCACCATCTGGCGAAGTCCTCATCCACAAACTTCCCGTCACGATACAAAAGACTGTAAGTAAGCACCGGGAAGGTGAACATATTCTCGCTTCGGATTTGTGAAACGACCTCCATGAAGAGCTTCTGGTGTTCAATCAGCTCTTCCACACAATCAATGACATAGCTGCCGTCCGGATACTGTACGCCGCCGAACAGAGCCTCGATATAATTGCGGTCAAAGATAGACACATTGACAAAGGCGGTCTGGTCGATGCGCATGAACGGCTGATTAAGGCGGTAAATGAACTTCTGGAAGCACTGTTTGATGTAATACTCAGGGTCTTTGATAATGTGACCGCTTTCGCAGTCTTTTTTCCAGAAGTAATATGTCCAAATCAGGACATTGGGGATGCCCACAGCGCCGGAACTGCGGTTACTCATGTAGCTGATATACTCAATTACATCATCCATGAAGGTAGTGAGGTGCTTGGGTGCCTGATTGTTGTAGTTTTTCAGGAAGAAAAGCCCCTCTGTCGCCAATCTGGACAGGTCATAGGCATAGCAATACGGCAAATAGGTGGAAGTCGAGGCATCATGCAGATAAAAACCGCCGTTATATTCTGTTTCCAGCCACTCTTTTGCTGTGCGGAGGTTGTATCTCTTCTTCATCTCATAGAAAATCTTGTTGAAAGCGAACAGCTTGTCGTGGGATTTTCCTTTTTCATTCAAGAGACTGCGAATATCCTTATTAGAGGCGTTTGCATTGGCATCAATGGTCACATCGGCTACATTTTTATCAATAAAGCCATCGATGAAATCAGAGAAGTTCAACTGGGTTTCATGGAATCCGTTGAGAAACTCGAAATCCTCACCATATCGCTCATTGAGAGCTGCCATTGCCTTTTCAAAGTCTCGGTTCATTTTGAGTGGAATGTTCATTTGCTCCTGTCCTCCTTCTTTTAGTGTTGATTAACCCATTGGTTTGCTGTTTGGAAGTCAAGAAGTTCTCCATCCACACTGAGAACAGGAACTTGTACGATTCCGAGCGACAGCATTTCGTCCACAGTGTTGTTTTCTGTGTACGCAATACCCTTTTCTTCTAACTTATGCTTGAGCACCTTACACTTGGGACAGCCGGTTGAATACAGAATGATTTTCAATGCGGTTCAAACCTCCTTTGAGTCTTAAGGCAAGCCGCTGATACGGCTTTAGCTGGATATGCAGGACTTCTTCGGCAAAAGAAACCGGGTCATCTTGCCATTGTGATATGGAATCAGTACAGGCAAGTGCTTGAATGACGGAATAAGCGTCACTCCACGAGCTGACACGGTACATTCCGTTTTTATCTGCGTCATAATAACGGTTGTGTGGAGCTGTCATGAGGATTTTGAAGTAATCACCGCCCTCCAGATTGTGAATACCGTCATCTATCAGCACATCTCCCTTGATGAGCTGCTTATGGGCTGTGATGATGACATCATTCCATGTCAAGAATGGGAAGTAGCGGAATAAGACCTGCTCCATTTTAGCCGCCAGCGTCTGATAGTTCGATGTAGTTACAATCAGCACAGTATGTCCATCTGCAATTAGCTTTTGCAGTGCCTCCGATGCGCCTTTCATCGGTTTGACCCAGTTCCAAAAGGTGTCCTCAAACAAAGGCGCATATACCTGCTCTTTTGTGAGGGTGGGAAAAGCCTTTGAAATATCCCAATCCGTAATATCTGAAAGGTCGGTACTGGTTTGATGCCGTGCATTCAGGTAATCGACCCATGCTTCAGCGAGGTTCTCAATGGTATCGTCCATATCGACAAGAATTGTCAGATGACGCATATTGTACCTCCTTTATAACTCATCGAATGCCGTCTGATGGAACCCTGTGTAGTCTGTGAGCCACGCAATAACACGCTCTTGCAGGTCTTTCAGCGTGCCATCATTGATAATCCAGTAGTCCGGCGATGTATTGTCAAGCGCAGTCTCTGACGGGTGTGCCTGCTGTTCTTTGGACAACGGACTGGTGAAATTCTTTCTTAGGACACGCAAATGAACCATATCAAGCCAGGCACTTTTAATGCGGTCAATCTCATTAGGGAATCGGCAGTCGGGGATGAGCAGATAATCCCATGTATCAGGGAAGAGTTCTGCCATAGAGATAATGAAATCGACCCAAAAATCAGGCTTCTGTGTGCGGATGACATCTGTTCCGACATACTGCAGAATATGGCGTCCGGCATCGTCTTTCTGCCCGTTCCATCCAAAAAACTGTTTGCATATGTATTTGAGTAGGTCTGCATAATGGGCGACCTGCACCTTATAGCCGTCTGCTTCCAATGCGGATTTCAAAAAACCGGCTGTTGTATCCTTCCCATGCTGCGCCTTGCCTGAGATAGTGATAATTTTCACGGCATCAGCCTCCTTTTTTCTTCGTTGTGTACTGGCAGAAGCAATCGATAGCCTGCCGCACATTGATGGAATCGTCCGGTGGCCTCCACTTATGCTCATTGCCATAATAGATTTCTCTTACTTTGCAGTATGCTGCGACAACTGGCTTGTCCGGGTCATCGACTTGGTGCTCACATATGATAGCGACCGCACTCTTCCCAACAGTTGTGAAGTCGTCCACCATTCTTTCAATGGCAAGCCTTTGCCCATAAGGGACAGCGGCGCCACGGTGTTTAACTTCAAGGATTATGTATTCACGATTACGCAGCTCAATCAACCCGTCGATGTCGGTCGGGTAGATACCGCCCTCAAGCTCCAGACCTTTGAAGTCGATAAGCTGACGCATCTTTTTGGGGTTTCGTATTTTGCTTTTCATAGCCTCACTCTTTGTGCGGCATCTTACCGCAGGATTTTTTCTCCTTGCAGAAGCCCATGTACTCACACTTTGGCATGAAGTAGTGGTCAACCAGATACGCCCACTCTTCCGAATACGCACGGAGAGCATTGCATACATCGTCAAACAGCTTTCGATACTCATGATAAGCACGAGAACACATCCGCTGGTGGGACATATCCATAAGGTTTCTGGCGTTGTGTTTGCACACGATACGAGTGGTCATTCCCAGCGGTAGCAGCAGTGCCGTGTCCTCACGGGGGACGCCAAACGCATCCAGCGCCGTAAGCGCATTTTGGAGAACCGTCATGACTTTTTTGTATCCGGCTGACGCCGCCTCGTCCTTTTCGATGCTGGGCGGTACGACATAATCAAAGCCGTGCTCATAATCGATGTATCTTGTGCTTGCCTGCAGTCTCGTAGGTGAACCACCGATGTGGGTGTACCACTCACGAATGACTCGTGCGGAGTAGCCATCGAGAATCATATAGGCATCGGGGAACTCGAAAGTTCTTCCGTGCTCACTCTCAAGGCAGTCAATGCCTCGGCGGTAGTTTTTCTTCTGGTCGGAGATGTCGGCGCCCCAGCAGACACCGGCCTCTGTTCCAATCATAGTGATTGGCTCTTTACAGGTGAAGTCCTGAACAATTACCTTACCCATTGGCACCCTCCTTTACGCCTGCTGCAAGTTCTGTTTGATGGCGAATCCATCAAGAAATTCATCCATTGCCCTGGTGTCTCCGGCAGACAGTTCCGCATCTTCTTTGGCACGATTCTTTTTTCTTCTGCCGCCACCCGTGAGTCTGTCGAATACGCTGTGGTTGACTTCTGCTGTATCTACATGGAAAGTAACTGTCGGGTTGTAATCCCATGTAACCGGGCGTGTCCAGTACTGCTGCCAGTAGTTACCGGTCGTGGTGGTTGTGGTAGTAGTTGTTTCAAACGGATTATAGTAGACCGTATAGGGGTCTACAGCAGCAGTCGTAGCAGCGGCTTGCGCGGTGGCGACACGCATGGTTTCAGCCGCAATATTTCCAGCGTCGATAGCTGCTGCATCCAATCTGGTAGTGCGGGTATGTGCATCAAAGCGAACGGTCATACCGGTATCTGTGAACTGGACAGGGTCACGACTGGCAAGCCGGAATACTCGGTTCTCTTCATCGACAACAATAATATCGTCCAGCGCCATGCCCGGATGATAGGTCATCCCGAGAACAGCAGGCGAAACCATCGTGCGCTCAGTCGGTTCGTTGATAAGTGCAATACGGTAGCCGTAAAGGAAACCGTAGTGGTCGCCGTCTCTGTTGGCGTGAATGTCTGTGGTGGCAAGAAGCTCTCGATAAAAATCTGCTGTCATAATGAGGACGATTTCATCTTGCGCACAATAAGTCCTCACACGCTCTGCCTCTTGCAGGGCGTTATCAATGTATCTCTGAAATTCTGCTCTATCCATTCTCAGCTTACCTCCTCAATGGGTGACACGGTACACATGGCAACGACCTTGTCGAAGCAGTCACAGCAGAACTGGAGATGAACTTTGTCGCCGTCATGGACACTGCCATAACCGATTCTTGTATGTATTGTGAAGTTCTCCTGCCGGTCAAAGAAATCAAGCTCTTTGCCGCAGAGATTGCAGACCTGTTTGTCCTGCAAAATTTGCACCTCCATGCTTATAAAATCCATGTTTTATATGTAATCAAAAAACCTGCTGATACGCTGTTAGCGTGTAATACTCGCCATCTCTCTCATAGCCTTTGCAGTAAATGATGTCGCCCGCTTTGACAGGCTCCTTATCAAAGACTCTGTTGAAGACAGTGAACCGACTCTCCTTGCCGCTGCCGATAGATTTCGTGAACAAGCTATACCCGAACTGCTTATTGTCACGCTTACGGTACAGCGGCTTGATATCCGTGATGTAGAGTTTGCGCCGGTCGGATTCGTTACCGGACACATAGCCGATGTAGCCCATAACATCATAGAAGTTGCGCACCTTGATAAGGTCGCTCAAGTCATCCATTCCTGCGGCTTTGATGACGGTTTCCGCCTCTCGCAGGATAGATGCGACATCAAGAAGCGTATAACTCTTTGCGATGCCGCCCGACTTGGTTACGCCCACCGCATATCGCTTTACGATTTCCTCCAACGGCGTTCCATCCACATCGCTTTTCCGTATCTGCTTGGCTTGTCCTTTCTTGAACATCTCGGAAAACAGACTTGTCATGCGGAGAAGTTCACGCTGATTACCAAAGTCAGAGAAGAAATCCAACTTGATGAGGATATCAAGCTGTCTGGAGTTGATACTGGTCTTTTCGTCCAAGTCCTTGAGCAAATCCATGAAGTAAGAGTATTTGTTTCTGGCAAGGTCATAGAGTTCATCGGCAAGGTTGGCGCTCATATACTTGATGGATGTAAGCCCCTTTGCGATGATTCTTTTTTCTCGGTCGAAGAAATACTCGCCTCTGGACAATCCCCATTTTGGCAGTGTGACACGAATACCGACACTGGTTGCATAGTTGGTAATGGCGGCAGTCTTATCCATGTTGTCGCCAAAGATATTGAGCGCCGCAGTGAGGAACTCCAACGGATAGTAGTAACGCAGATACCCACAGATGTATCCAATGGAGGAGTAAGCATCAGAATGGTTCCATGAAAAACCATAGGCGGAAGCATCCAGGATGATTTGCAGGAAGGGCTTGATGATTTTCTCGCATTGTTCCGAAGTCATGCTGTATTGTTCCGAACAATAGGCAACGAATCGTTCTTCAATTTCAGGGAGCAATGTCTCAGTGCCCTTTTTCTTTGCGATAGCACGGCGCACATTATCAGACTCTGCAGCAGAATAGCCACAGAACTTGACGAGAAACTGCATGATAGTCTCCTGCATGGCGATGCGTCCAGCTTCGGGGGAAAGAAACTCATTCAGTGCATCAAAACCGTTATCGTAAAACTCGCCCTTCGCAACGCTGTCACGAAAACTGGCGCAGGCAGGGCGGAGAAGCCCATTGCCAAAGGACATCCATTTCAACATGGAGAAGTTCGGAATTTTGGAGCGAGCCGTTTCCAGCGTGCTGTCCGACATGAACTGCCGTAGGTAGTGCTGTGCGCTGTCCGACTCCCATTGGAAGATAAGCGTTGTATCATCACGGATGCTTTTCCACACGCTCATATCTTCCATATCTGTGTTGTCGGGGGTAAGCCGCTCAATGCCGAGAGTTTTACAAGTCTCATTGATGACACCGATATTATCAAGCCCCAGGATATCCAGCTTGACATACATCAAGTCGTCCAGCTCTTTCATGTTAATCATGGAGACCGGATACTCAGATGTAGATACGCTGCAGAGGCCTACGGTCTGCTCAATGGGCAGGTCGCTGATAAGCACACCGCTTGGGTGGGTTCCGATGGAAACGATAGTGCCGTTGACAATATCCACATATCGGAAAACCTCCGGATACTTTTTGCGAACTGTCTCTTCATGCGTCTCGACTTCTTTGCAGATGTGGTTGGAAACCTGAATATAGTTAATGTCCTGACGGTCTTTGTAGAGGGCTCGGCACACATCTCGAACAGCTCCCTTCAACGCAATGGTGTTAAAGGTAATGATTTCTGCGGAACGGATGCTTGGCAGGTTCATCTTGTCACGAAGCAAGAACCGTTTGACCGTATCTCTATCTTTACCGGAGTAGTCCGTATCAATATCTGCGTTGGTTACACGGGAGGGGTTCATAAAGCGGAAGAAGTTCAACCCAAACCGCAGACTGTCCATTTGCGTAATGCCAAGCAGATAGGCAATCATACTGCCGGACACGGAGCCTCTCCCGTAACCGCATTGGATGCCGTTTCCCTTTTCCCATTCCCGCAGATATGTTTGCAGGAGCATAAAGTCAATAGACTTTGTCGCCTTGTAGACATCAAACTCCTCTTCAACAACGCGCTCCAACTCCTCTTTGGTATGGTTCTTCAGTGCATAGGGGTGCGTCTCCATAGCAGACTGGACTTTTTCTCGGAAAGTCTTTTCCGGCTCTGCGTAAATATGAGGATACTTGGTTCCTCTATCCAACTCAAAAGGTTCCACCATATTTGCCAGCAGGTTTGTGTTTTCAATGGCCTGCATATACTCGGCTTCCGGTAACGAACCTTGCGCTCGATAGGCTGCGACCAGTTCATCATAAGTTTTGAACTTCAAATCCCAGCGCTCTTCGCCGTCGAAGAAAATGTTTTTGGACGCCTGTAAGATACTGCGGCCTTTCTCGTGTTCTTCATTCAAAACATGAGTATCTGTTCCAGCTATCAGCGGGATGGTGAGTTTCTGACTTAACGCAAGCAGCTTTTTGTTATAGGAAATCTGTTTTTCATCCATGTGATGTCCGACTTCCAGAAAACAGCGATGCCGGTTGCGAGTCAAAAAATCAAGGTAAACCCGCTGTCCCTGCTCATCGCCTTTCCCAAGCACACCACCGACACAAGCGGTAGTGACAAGGATGTTATCCGATGTATGGAACAACTCGTCAAAAGTAATGCGGGGAACATAGTAGAAATGGTTGTCCTTCCTACTAAAACTGTTGGATACGAGGCGGTTCAACTCTAAAAAACCATTGTAGTTTTTGGCGAGAAGAACACAGTGATAGTTGTCTCTGATTTTTTCATCGAGAGTGGCCGTTATATACGCCTCAACGGCATGGACATATTTTAGACCGGCTGCTTCGATGGAACTCTTTTTATGCCACCACTCCATGACGCTTCCGTGTTCTGAGAACGCCAGTGCCATCATTCCGCATTCTTTTGCCCTATCTATGTATTCGCTATATTTTGTGACCGAATCGATATTTGTCACAGCGTTGCTTAAGTCAGAGTGTAAATGATAACAGAAGTAATTAGGCACTTCGTTCACCTCTCTTTACCGGTGTTTTAATTGCGTCTTCAAAACTCCAACCAAAAGTAAAAATCCGCGCCCGCAATGTGCTGTATTTCACTCCACACGCTTCTGACCATTGTTTCAAATTTTTAGTTACCCCGTCATACGAAAAGAATAATGAGCTTCTTCGGTTATTTGACTGTTCAGATTTACTTATCCACTCGCAGTTTGATGGGGTGTAGTTACCGTTCACATCTCTTCGCTCAAGTGTAAGCTCGTTGGAGTATCCGTTGTTTTCAGCCCAAAACTTGAATGATAAATAATTTTTCCATTCATCACACACAGAAATGCCACGGGCACCATAATCTTTATACGCAACCCGGTTTGGGTTGTTGCATCTGCTCATCATTCCGCACCAAATACCGTACAGCCTTGTCTTGCTTTCACCATGAGTGCGTTGTTTGTCACCTATGTGTTTTCTGCTGCTGTTACACCCACACGATGTTGTTTTTAATCGATGCAGATTTTGAGCCGCAACGGACACTGTGTTTCCACACTCACAAACGCACTCCCAATACGCTCTTTGCTGCCCGCTTGGTGTTATATGTGTGTGACCATAACCAACAACATTAAGTTTCCCAAAGCGTCTTCCGGTTAAATCATCTCTCATCGCCACGACAGCCTCCCTTCGTAGAGTTTTTTCCAAGTTTCTTGGCCTCTATCGACAGGACTGTCCTTTTCACCAAGTAAATTATCCTTATCCCAAAGATATTGCACATTGACAAACTGCTTTAACCGCTTGATATTGTGGTCGTCTCGGATGCAGACATCCTTATCAAGGGCAAAAACCACACGGCAGCCAAGTGCTGCCAGCAATTTCATCTGATTTGGGTTCAGATGCGAGGTCAAAATCGCCCCGGTATTGTGAATTCCGTAAGTATCGGCAAGTAGAACGGATTTGCAGCCCTCAAACAAGATGATTTCCCCTTTCTGGAGGATAGCATCTCTGTTTTCTGCAAGACCATAGATGGTTTTCAACTCACCCCACGACATGAAATAGGTGTATTTACGCAAACCCTTCTCTTTCCAGTGCGGGTCGAGGGTTCGCCCACCGATATTGACGATTTTCCCATCTGGATTTCGTATGGGATAGACAAGCCGGTCGGAAAAGCTGTCGTAGTACACCGAAAACTTGTCTATGGATGCACGGGAAATTCCTTCGCGCTCCCAAACGGCCAGCTTAT